AGAGAGAAATAAGCTGACGAAGTGAAACCTTACCGTCAAGGTTATTGATAACCTGTGACAACTCAAGCAAGTTCTTAGGCAATCCACGACTAAATTGTGGCACGATTGAATGCGCCTCAAGAGCAATCTGTTGCATGCCTAGGTAATGAGCAAAGATAGCAATCCGCTGACGGATACCACGCTTGTAGTTTGCCTCTTTGGTCTTAGTAATCATCTCAAGACCTAGTAGCTTGAATTCCATGGCAACACCTGAACTATTACCTGCGAAGTTCTCATCTGTCAGATTCGGTACGTGACTGAATGTGTAGATGTCCTCTTTCAACGATTTACGCAAGATTTCAGTAGCGCTTTCGTCCAGCATATTTTTTAAGAAGTCAGCTTTGGCATCCATTGGAAGCTCCAAAAGCCCTTCTTCATTGAGGATAGACATAGCTTTGTGGGTTTCTTCAGGCGTGTCTCCTAATTGCGCTCCGTACAAAACAAGGATAGACTCGATCGCTTGCTCCTTGTCATTAACACGGTTACCCATCAAAGAATTATAAGCATCAATCAAGCTGATTTGTTGCTCGTAGTCACCAATTGCAAAGTTGTTATTTCGATATTCAATGATAGGAACCTGACCAAGATTATGCGGTTCTACTTGTTCGTTTCGTGTGGTACCCATACTCGAATCACGCAGCACGATGTGATAGTGAAGATTCTGTGTGAAAACTTCCGCTTGATACTTAGTAGCATCCTTAGAATCATCTTTTATCTCGTAGTAGTACACCGCAAAGAGAACTTTGCGTTCAATACTATCGTCGTAAACTAAGAACACATTCTCAGGGTCTATACTAGTTGAATCAAGTTCTGTCAATCCTTCCTTGGCGTAGATGTACTCATAAGCACGACCGTAGATGGACATGTTCAAAGCGTTCTGTGTGTCTACTTGGTCAATTTCAGCACCATCGAATGCCACAAGTAAAGACTCGATATCACTGTCTGCAGTATTGTTATACTTGACGGCATTACCCATAAAATAACCTGTGGCAGTGTCGGCAATATCCTTGGCGTGATTTGCTACCGTCCTGAAGTTCGGGGCGTTCTTATTCCGCCTTTCATGTTTCAAGATAGCATGATCACCCATGTAGTAGTTTTTTAGCTTCTTCAATCGTTGGCGTTCTTGAGTGTGTTTTTGAATCAGCTTGTAAATCAATTCCTTGTTTAAAGCTGTTTCGTCATATCCTTCTCGTGGATAAGTTAAAATCTGATACATTTAATTCCTTTCTATAAGCCGTAAAGAGATTTTCTCTTAACTATTGCTTTTGGTTGTGAATGGTGAGAATAAATCGCATAGCGTAACGCATCCAGTACGTCGTCATTTTCTTTGATTGGCTCGCCTGTCTTTTCATTCCAGATATACTGGTAAACCTCATCTTTGAACTTGCTAACCTTATCTGATACAACAAAAAATCGCCCTGACTTCATGAACTTAGCGACTTCTTCAATTCCTGATAAGACCGCTTTGTTTGCGTTGAACGTTTTGATTTGTTCCCTTTGAAACCTAGCTACGTGTTCAGGTCGTGCGCTATCCGCCCAAAACGTGATGTTCCCATAACGTCTTTTTATGTCTTTAGCTACGTCCACCCAAAAATCGATCTCTTGATGTTGATATGCGTGTTCCTCTAAGAGATAAACCGAACCGTCCGAGGTTTCTCCGATAACCACGATAGAACCGTAGTGTTCATAACCCCAGTCGACACCAGCGTATACTTTTGCGATGTCTTCTGGTACATTATCCACAAACATACTCTCGCTAAAATCACGATAGACTACACCTTCACCAGTTACCCACAGCCCGAGGATGTCTCTGTCGTAAAATACACCCGCTGGCGTAGCATTCTTGATATTCTCACGGTATCTATCAGACATGAATGTATTATCATCTAGCTTGAAATGAAAGTCTATGATCATATCGTCCTCAGAGTTTATATAATCCCGTCTGAGCCAATGTGTCGGGATATCAGGGTTGCTGTCCCAAATGATCCGTGCACCTTCTCCTGAACAACGAGAGATAATCTCTTTAAATACTTGTTCGTTAGCTAATGACGCCTCATTTATGTAAGCTCCAAAGGCAGTAAAACCACGGGCGCGTTTTAAACCAGAAATTGAACCTGTATAGACTTGGACGACCTTGACACCACAAAGAGTGAAGGCACCGTGTTTATCGTATTTAAGTTCAATATCGAACATGTTATAAAGCTCTTGGATGATATTGTTTTGTATCGATGTCGAAGATGTTCCAGCTAATATATACATCGGTTCATCAATATTCAACCTATCCGCTGTCTCTCGAACCCGTGCAATCTCATTCATAAAGACAATGTTATCTAAAACAGTCTTACCTGAACGTTTCGCACCATGCAGACCACAAATAAAAAAATCATCTTTCAAAACTCGTCTAAGGACTTGCTCTTGTTTCGGAGTGAACTTATTCATCATCAAAAGCACCTCTTAAAGCTTTGGCAAATTCAATTAATTTGTCATCTTGTTCATCATCTACGCCAATTTGTGATTTAAGTTTTTCAATTCGTAGTTTTTGCTCTTCAGTAACTAAACTTGAACGAGCTAACTCATCATAAGCTTTAATCATATTCCTTAATTCAGCTTGAGTTCTCGCAATAGCGTTTAAAGCACTCGCTTGCTTATCCCAAGCGGTGTGGTATTCGTAACTAGTTACATCCGCTCCGTCGCTCGATATCAAAGCAGTGAGATCTTCTTTATCAGATACAAACATTATCCTTTGAGAGTGTAGTAAGTTTGCATAGGTTAACTGAATATTCTCCCAAAGAATATCAATCGGTTGTTTATCTGCCAATTGCTCATATATCTCATGCACTCCTTGTGGTAGATACTTCGCAAACAGACCGTGTTTGAGGGCGTTTTGCGAACCTTTAGGTGCTCCATGACCAATTGCATTCTTATTTCCAATAGGTGCACCTCTTGGCTTTTTGGGTGCACCCTTTTTTGTACGTGTCCAATTATGTCTGCGTTGCCATGATTTGACAGTATTAATTGAGACATCATGCTTGGTAGCGATGTCTTTATACTTCATACCTGATTCATAATCTTTACGTGCTAGTTCGCTTTTTTCCATACCCTCCTCCCTGCTTTGTTTATTTTGAAAATCAAAAAGCCACTCAATGAGTGACTTAACGAGAGGCGACTACTAACCTCTATCAGAATCAATAGTATATTGTTACCTTTTCTTTTTTATTTTGTTGTAGTCATTTACAACCCCTAGTGGAATCAAACCACCTAGCTTATAACTTACCTAGGATATAAGTAGCCATGCAATCATGCAGGGTCCAGTCGCTACTGCCGACCATTTATAAGTTAAAGACGGCGCTCGGAATCGAACCGAGATACAAAAAAACTTGGAGAGCTTACCATTTTAAAAATTAAAGAGATTATAAAACCTTTCGTCGCCATAAAGGGCATCATGCCCTTCAGTAAAAAATATATAGGAGCCTATCAGCCTCTTGCTGACAATATCATAATACCACTTAATTAGTGCCATTTAGTGCCATTAGTGCCATTTTTTGAGAGCGCTTCTTCTTACTCGTTTAATGGTACTTCGACCACACCTTAATTGTATCCGGACTTCATCCCAAGACAATCCGTCGATATATAGCAATCGCATGACCATATTCTCAATTGGATCTTCAAGGCTCTCAATCCACTTAGTTAGTTCTTGTTGTTCTTTATAGATCTCTTCGATTTTTTTATAGAGCTCATTCACCCTATCAATGACTTTGATATTCATATCTTCAGTCCGATTATCATTCGTAGGTGATTTAGGCATACCGTCGAATGATTGCCCTTTGAGTGTTCCAGAACTGAGACCGATAATTTCACGATGTAAGGACTTGATTTTAATATTCGTATAAGGTAGTCGCTTCAAGCGTTTCTCAATATCAATCAAATAACTTCCTCCTTGAACAATTCTTCACGATTTATTTCAGGTTTCATCACTCCACCTCCTCAATCTTTATTATTTTTTTTATTTTCTTTAAAAAACTTGTAAAAAATTACTGACCAATATGAAGTCCACATAAGGTATGATAATGATTGAAGGAATTGTTCAACTGTCATTCTGTTACCTCCTCAATCTCAATCCCCTCGCAATCGAACACCCAGCCGAAGTTGGCTTCTTCTAATTCTTTTCGGGTGAACTTTGTATCATAAAGCGAGTTTTCTTCACGGTCTGAGAAAAGCCATTTGTTTGAATGTTTCTCACGGTTCAAAGTTTCGTGATTTCCACAAACACCTTTCACTTTCACCCGATACCTCTTTTCTTCCTCTACCTCATAGCCGTCCAGCCATGCACGAGCGAAGGTTTCGATATTCTTTTCATAAAACCACTCAGGTACTCTCTTATCGTGATGATCTTCAATCACTCTCATCGCTCCATAAACATGAAAATTGTTTTCCTTTTTAAATTCTATATAATCAGCCACAAACTGCGGAACTTTGGCTTTTTCGGGTTCGTCTAGTTGGTCCAAATCTTGTAGAAAAATTTGACGTGCAGTTTCTGCTCCTGGAGCGCTCCATACACCTTCGAGTCTTTTATACTTTTCAATCAATTCCTGTTTATTCATCTTCAAACTCCAAAAGTTCTGGGTTTTCGTAGACGTTGCCGATGATTTCTCTATCGCTAGCCACATTACACAATCGTTCAAAATTATTGTATCGAATCAAGCTATTTACAAACATTCCTAAATCTTCTCTGTATTCGATAAATCCATTCAACAAACCATCTTTTGTGCCCAAAATATCTTTCTCATATATCTCCCGTAAATTTTTGTCAAACATCCCTGTGAAACGTCCTACTGATTCTATATTTACAGGACACCAAGAACCTATTGTAATGTATTGTTCATTGGCTTCTACCACTTCGTTGATAATAAATGCTCTTCCTCTATCTTCGATTAAATGTCCGTATTGCCATTCTCCTTTGCTATTTTCGTCAATGGATAAACCTCTAAATTTTGGTATCATCTGGTAAATCCTCCTCTTTGATAAATACTCCGTCAATCATTTTCCCTTTTCGGTCTTTAATAGCATCATACGCAATCTGTAAGCAACTTTCTGCATTAGTTCCATTAAAGAATGAAACAGAATTAATTACGCTATCAAGAAACATGATATCTGACTTAATTAAAGGAGTTTGCGTTTCGTTATGACAAACATGAGAGTACAATTTTTGAGAAATATTGCCCAGGCTTGAAACCATCAGCAATAATTCAAGTTCTTGTTCATTAGCTGAAATTTTAGCACCATTCTTGATCTGTTGCTCAAGTCCAATCAATACTACCTGGATATCACCAAGAGCATCATAGATCAGTTCAGATTTATCCTTTGCGATGCCTTCGAACAATTCACCTGATTCTTCCATGAGCTTTAAGAATTGCTTGACTGGATTTGCTTCATGTAGATTTCTATCTACAAACCATTGCTGGACTTTTTGTTCTAAATCTTTTTGATTCATAATTTTACCTCTTCTCCAATTTCCGTATTATTGTATCTATCCTCACTCACCACAAACACGTTCCCGTTAACTGTGATAGTGTACAACTTTCCGATTTTCTTCTTAGCTTCCACCTTGCCAGTAATGACATACTTACTATCAGCACGATAGACTAGCAAGGTTTTTTGTTGCATGAATAGTAAGCAAGTAGCGACAAGCGCCCAGGCAAGAAGAAATCGAATTAGTGTGTCTTTCATTCTGCATCTTCCTTGTAATTTTTAAAAATGAAACCAACTCCATACATCAACAAGTAACTTTGGAGTCTTACAAAGTCTTCAATCAATTCCGCTTCTTGCATATCGCATTCAGCGACTTCATTTAAAAAATATTCTATGTCATCATGTTGTACACTGCCGTACTCTGTTCTTGTGTGATTCATTTCAAATTCGTAACCATCTACATCAATTATGTAATGAATGCCATCTGCTGAATTTTCGTATCTGTAATCCTTGATAATCATCACTCCACCTCCTCAATCTCAATACCCTCACAAGAGAATACCCAGCCAAAGCCAGCTTCTTCTAGTTGTTTTCGGGTAAACTTAGTTTTAAATCGATACCACTCACCGCACCAAAACATTTTTCCATCTTCTTCGCACAATATCTGAGCATGGTTTTTATAATTTCTCGCTTTTGGCATGGAAATGCGATACCGCTTCTCTTTCTCGATCTCGTAACCGAAAAGTATAGCTCTTATCAATCTTTTTCTGTTTTCTAAATCCCGAAATCCCTCACTCAAGCCTTTAAGTTCTGTGTCAAAACCATCCGTTAAATAATAACAAAAACCTGTTCTTGAAACATAATATAAAGCCTTTGTAACATCAATCTCACATCTAAAATTAAATGTTTTAAGGAATTTTGCTTCTTCTTCAGATACTACAACTTTTTCTGGTTCGATTGATTTGTAGATAAAGTTATCTTCTATATCCACGATATCTCCATTTATCAGTTGGATTTGCTTCCCTCTATTTTCCAAGGTGTCAGCAAAGGAGCCAACTACATACCCCTCAATATAAACTTTCTCGTTATTCATCTTCCAACTCCTTTAACTGCTCTTCCATTTTCTTTTGTTGCTTCTTCAGGAACTCACGATGCGCAGTCCGTCCTTGTGCGAACTTGCCATTGCATTTTGTAGAATATTTCTCGATCTCTTCCTTAGTTTTCTCAATCGAGTGTTTTAATCCTTCAATTACTGTTTGTTTGCTATATTTCATAATCTAACCTGCTTGTTTTTCTAGCCAGTTAAAGAGCAAGCCGAATTGTTCCATCACCAGCTCATCATCATTGTATTGTTTGCAAATTTCTCCGATTGACGACACCGCCCATTGCCAATAAGCATCGGTTCCAAATCCGACCTCTTGGCTTTTCTGATTGCTGTGTGCCATCCATTCCGGAATTTGTCTGCTAAAGAAATCAATGTAATCAATCTTCATTTCAATTCCTCAACTTTGATATAGATCCCGACTGTGTCTGCCCAGAACTTTTCGACAATCTCACTGGCCACCTGGGCATCATCTTGCCAATAACCAAGTTTAGTCATGCAATCTTTGAGTAACTTCTGTAAATTGTCCGTGTCTGGCTTTGTAGTCTTGTACTGCCCATCGTAGCTTTTTTTGATACGAGGGAAGCACCACTTAACCGTCAGACGAATCGCTCCTTTGATTTTATTCGGAGGCACATGCTGCGCAAGCAAGCTCTCAAATTTCATTCTGGCATTTTTCAAATCAGCCGGCTCATAAAAGATTGGCTTTCCAAATTGGACATTTACCTTTTTTTGCTGATGGGTAGTTGTCGGAATTTTTTGCATCGGTAAAAAGAATTCAATCATCATAGTCTACACCTTTCCACTGACCAGTTTCAGGATTATAGACGATGTAGCCAGCTGTTTTTAGTTGGTCTTTTACCCAATTTAAAAGAGTTGGCTGAGTTGCAACCCATTTCAAAACTTCAGAATCGGAATACCAAAAATCTTGCCCCGGCAACGTGTGATAAAGCGGTGGCATTTTTTTGCCTATTTCCAAATTCACTGAATACTTTTTCTTTCGACGGACCATTTTTATTTTTCCTTTCTTTTTTTATACGCGCCTAAGTTCAGAGTGAAGGACAGGGTTACAGGGTTACAGGGGGCGTAGCTCAATCGCCCCTGTTCCTGTACCTGTTCTTCTGAACTCTCAGGGACATTTTCCTAAATATCT